TGTTCCAGTCCACTGTGTTAAATAACTACTTGATAAATTAGCTGCACCACTAACAGCAACTACTACATTGCTTGATCCATTATAGGAAAATGTTGATATACCAACACTTTGTGATAATACACCTATTACCGATGTTGCTGATCCATATAATGAGCCAGTTATTCCACTAACTGATAGTTGATTGGTTGATGGGTTATATGTGAAACTAGTATTTACTTCAACATTATCTTGGCCGGTTGATGAGTTACCAAAATGCAAATAGTAAATACCGTTTGTTGATGTTGTTGTTATGTCGACATTAGATGCATTTGTTGACCATGATGATGTACCAAAAAAGGATACACCTACATTGTTTGAACCGGAAAATGTACCATTAAAATGGCCTGAACCCGTACCAATAAACGAACCAGTCAGTGAGCCGGTCAGTGATGCTCTATTTGCTATTAAAGAACCGGTTACGTTTAAACTACCACTAATTACTGTGCTACCAATATTTGTTTGTGATCCAGTTAAATTTAAACTTCCCGTTATTGTATTTGTTCCAATTGTTGTTAAGCTACTTGATACAGTTAATGATCCAGTAATTATACCACTACCAATTAATTGCCACGACCCAGTTATGTTGTTTGATCCCGTAATTATCGATATACCAATTACATTCAAGCTATTGGAAATCATCATGGAACCTGTTACCTGTCCAATACCAATTAATTGCCAACTACCTGTAATAATATTAGAACCAGTTACCCTTGATGTACCAATTACATTCAAGCTATTGGATACAAACAGTGATCCCGTCACACTGCCACTACCAAATAATCCCCATGATCCGGTTATGTTATTGGATCCGGTAACTTCCATTGAACCAGTTACGTGACTTGTACCAAACACTCTTGCATAATTAAACACCAATAATGATCCACTAACAACAGTTTTATCATTTAGATCATCACCTAAATAAGTGCTACCAGTTACAAATAAATTTCTAACAATATTTGTATCTCGATTTACATATAAATCATCAGCAACTCTTAATCCACTCATAGTACTCCATGGTGCTTCTGTTGGTTGCGTTGTTGTGTTTATTGCAGCAAAATTGTTCTCTACATAAAAATCTGGACTACCATAACCAATTAAGAAACTACTATCTTTGTATGATGCCGTTGCTGTGCCAAATACTACGGAGTCAATATGTTTAGCTTGTACACCTGACCCAAATGCAAATGATTTATGACCCGTTGCTTTTGACTGATAACCTCCTGCAAATGATGCTGAATTTGTAGCATTGTTTTCTATACCAATTACTGTGCTACCAATAGGTGGTTGATCATTTTGTGGTTGATCCGTAGCTGGTACTCTTGTATCATACGTTACTGCTCTTGATGGTGATGTTAAATCATACCAATCTTCATCATCAACAGTTATGTATGCTATTTTACTACCAATTAAGTCTCCAGATCCTGATGGTATTATTATTTGTTGTGAGTGTACGTTACCATCAAAATAAAACACTTCTATCTGTTCACAATAATTTAATGATGGTACAGTTAATATTACTGGATAGTGATCTCTTTCATCATAGCTCTTAGAAACTAAAAAATTAAAAAGATCTGTGTTTTCTATGGTTGTAAATGTTGTTAATTCTGATCTACCTCCGAAAATGTTTTCCTGTGATCTTTTAATCTCATTAACGTAGTAAACTTTACCAATTGTATTTGTCAAGTTAAATGCTGCACCATGCTTACCCCAAATTGCAAGATTCTTACCTTGTGCTACACTACTCGATCCAATAACTGTGTTTCCCTGGCCAGCTGTCTGATTTGCAAATCCATGTGTATTTGTACCATACCCACCTGCGTAATTTGCTACACCATATGCTGATGCGTAGATACCATCTACAGTATTTGCATAATAGTTGTACCCATGTGTTTGTGTTGAACCCAATAAATAAACTATAAAATCACCATTATCATCATATTCCGGTACTGATGTACCATCCATATATTGCAATGCTCCATCAAAAGAGATTGCCCATCCATAGTAGTCAGGTGGAGAGGTGTAATGTAAACTGAATACTTGTGCAAACCTATCAAATGCGTATGGTTTGGTATTTTGTATATACTTTTTTGCTATGTTATCAAATATTACTACCTGTGTTGATTGATCTATCAAACCAGCATTGATTGTCCAATCAAAAGTTGGATCCGTTCCATGTGTCATGGAAAACAATGCTGCGGCCGAGTATGTAGTTGATGTTGTCCTAGTTGTATAACCTTGGAAGCGTATTTTTGGTGCAGTGGCGGTTACGTAGTTTGCTGCAAAGTCATAATTTCTATCTGTTGACGTTGCATAGTTTATTGCTACTGATGCTGTATTTGATGAAATATATGTCAACTCACCAATCGAAGTACCACTTCTACTTTGTGTATGGTGTGTGTTACCTTGTCCAATTATAAATGAACCGGTGGATGGTGTATTACCAAATACAAAACCACTCCAATTAATTGGATGGAAAGAGTATAAATTTCTTTTATTTATGAAGGATGCTGTTTCAATAGCAATACTACCACTGAAACGTCCCATGTATTCATCTATACCATTAACATTAGCAGATGTACTACTACCAAGAGCGCTTGATGCCGTATAGAATAACTGCCCTGTTGAGGTGTTTATTGTAACGACATTTGTTTGTGTAGTATCTGTTAATCCAGTGAAGTAAACTGATCGAGTTACATATATTGAACCTGATACTATTGCTGTTCCACCACCACTTTGATAGCTTCCTGGTCTGATGTGTATTGGATACTGTGAGTTGTTTGTTGATAATACTAGATCTGATGAGCTACCAGCAACAACAAATCCCGATGTAGTACCTGCTGGACCATAATTCAAACCTTCTATTCTACCTTGAGTACTAAAGTTAGGTTGTATTCTAATGTTGGTAGATGCACCATTTTGTCGATCATAAAAGTAAACATAAGATGCTTGTGGTACAACAAATGCAGCTGTTGATCCAGTCCCGCTTGATGATACAATCAAACTACCCGATAATACAACTTGATTGTTTGTGTAGTTGAAAGTAAAATTATTACTACCACTAAAATATCCACCTGAGTTAAATTGTATTGTTGTATTTGCTCCACCTGGTGTTCCTGCGCCACCTGCTCCAGCATTTATAGCGTATGCAGCTGTTAGTGCGTATGAAGCTGATAATGCTAGATTGGGTCCAAAAAATATTGAACCAGTTACCCAAGATGCTGATGCTATAGAGTTTGAACCATACGGACCCCAAACATTGGATGCCGTAACATAGGAAGCAGTACCAGCGTTTAGTGCATATGCTCCAGTTGCAAATGATTGTGAAAGGTGTTCAAGTATCCACTTAAAACTATATCCCATTAGGTTCTAGGTGTTTCTTTATAAATATCACTCTAGTGAGATATACAAATCGGTGTTAGTAAAGTAAAACTGACCTGCTGTGGATGGTGAGTTAGTTGGTGATACTGTTTCTGGTTGTATGTTTAAAGATCCTGTTACAGTAAAGCTACCGGTTAATATGTAGGAACCAGTTAGTTGTTTGGTGTTTATCCAAAGTGATCCAGAACGAGTTAGTAAGTCACCATCAGATGCATTGACTATTCGCACATCATGTAACTCATCTATTTCATATCCATTTTGAATATCAACATAAATTATACCGTTGTTTGCACTAGCACCTTGATAAATTACTTTACCTAATCTAACATCATGTAATGGTGCTTGCGGTTTTACAGTTGTATATTGACCACTTGATGATAAGTACAAAGAACTACCCGCAGGGATACCTCTTGTATCTACGCCCCTAAGTATACCTTTTGAAACTACATATCCGGTAGTACTACCGCCTGAGCCTGCAATGGTTTGTGCTACAATTCCTAAGGTAGTCGCTGAATCATTTTCGTCCGTATAACTTGCTCTTGCGATTCCAGGACGTTGTCCAGAAGATCCCGTAATATACACTACGCTACCTTTAGATATAGTAACACCGGTTTCATTAACTACGCGAACAATTTGTTGATGTCCTAATTCAATTGTTACGCCATTAACGTCAGTATCTAATCCTAATGTTTTAGTATCATCTACCCAATGTAATCTACCGGTGTTAAATGTTGGAAATCCTGCTGGTAATGATACATTGTAGTCAACATAGTTTACACCTTGTATTGCTGCAGATCCTGATAGTTGTATTGTGCCTGTTATGAACAGCGTTGTGGAATCATTGTTAAATGTTAGATTATTAGATCCTTGAAAAGTACTTGCAGAATTAAACTGCAATGACCATAATCCACCACCTGGGGTTGTTGCTGTTACACCCGGTACATATGATGCTGTTAAAGCATGTGAGCTTGTTGTAAATAAAAAACTTACAACGGACCCAGTACCATCTGTTATGTAATTACCATTTTCTGAAAGTTGTAGTAATCGCTGAAAGGTACTGCTGATGTATTGTGTTGTAAGATTATCAGCCGACATCGTAACATTTTATCATTTTAATTTGTTAATCACTTCATTAACAATACTGTTTTTTTCAACTTCTGTCAGCTTGTATTTTTTTGTAAAAATGTTGCCAAGTGTCTGTAGTGTTGATTTGTTTTCCTTTATGTTTGCTAATGTTATATTCTTTTTTGCCAAGACCTTCAAAAACTGCTCTGCTAATTTGTTATCAACTTTTTTAGTTGCAACTTCTGTTACAGTTATCTTCTTATCAGATACTTTAATATCACTATTTTTATTCACAATCTCAACAGTTACCTTCTTATTTGTTTTTACATTGTAAGAATCACTCCAAGGTTCAAAATAGGTATCTTCTGCAATAACTTCCAATCTAACTTTGCCCGAATCAATTTCGGACAATAAGTTTTTTAATTTTTTAACTGGTATTTGACATTTCCCATTTTCATCTATTTGTCCGTAAAACAATAAGTTATAATTATTGGATTCAAGCACTAATCTTGCTTTTGAATCTGTAAGCTTTGCTCCTTGCAAATCTAACTTACATTCAAACACTTCTTGTTTATCTGTATAAAATGTGTACATATTAATCCAGTTTGTTTACTTGTATGTGTAATACTTCTTTTAATACCAATTCGATGTCCTCTGCCGTAACGTTTATATCCTCTTGTTTATATTTCTCCTCAACAAATTCTTCACCTTTTACCTTTGCAATCAACTTAATTAAAACCTTTTTCTTTTTTGGTTCTAAATGTTTGTATGCATCGTGATATCCACCTCCTCCACCAGCTGCTTCTGCAACTTCAATAAGTACAAATACCTCTTCCCATGTATATGGGTTATTATCCCATTGTATAGGATATTGGGTTTGATCCCATGTAAGGTATTGTTTTACTTGAGTCATTTGCTAATAAATATAGTCTATTAAAGACTTCCACTAGCATTTGCCTCTGTTTCGCTTTCGTATGTTAGTGAACTGTTTGTTCGAACATTTGGATTAACACCAGTAGTTTTTTCTGGTGCAAGATTACTAAGCTTCTTAACTAATGCATCAGGTACTATGTATCCAAATACTGTCATACTAAAGGTGCTTCTAACTAATCTATCGTTATCGCTTTGTAAATCAGTTACTGTTGTTATATTGTCAACTTTCGTTCTAAATTTGAATCGATCTTTGTCTCCCCAAAAACTACCTTCGCTATACAATATTGCTTCTAATAAACCATTCATTTGCTCAACGTAATCAGTCCAAACAAGGAGATCATATGTAATATTAACATACTCTGGTACTACTACTCTGTATGTTGTTTCTTGTGGCTTTTGGTTTGTTAGTATGCTAAACTGATCGTATCTATTTTCTTTTGTGTATGTTTTATGTGTTGTATAATATGCTGCTGGGGTGTTTGCATCAACCTTCGATCCTAAATTTCTATTTTTCTCAATTGCTGTTCTCCTATAAGAAATTAATGGACATAGTATCTTACCATTTTTGTCTCTCATAAAACCATCAGCTCTTACGTTCTTCCATTTCTCAGGTGCACCATACATTACTGGTACCTGTAATGATGTTCCATTATCGTTAATAGTTGGTCTTATAATATTGTCAAAATAATATTTGATTGCAAAGTCAATATCATATAAACCAATTTTTAATTCTGAGTTGATATCATTATCTCTTCTAACCTCATTAGCTCTTGACTCTGGCTGTATAGGTTTTGAATTGATTATTTCAATCTGTGTTGCTGGTTGTCTTTTTCTATTATACATTTTGACCTCCTCTTGATTCAATTATCTGCAACTTACTAACTCTTGTATAGTGTCCAATACATATAATTGACCAACTTTCACCAAACTCTGGACCAACATTTTTTGAAAAGTCTGCATCTTTACCAACTATAAATTGATTCTCATTAATGTTATCAATTTCATAAAAGTTACCTCTATTCTCAATTAAATCTCCAACTTCAGGCCATAATCCACACTCAACCAATGCTCTATGTAAAAATCTAAATGTGTATGATTGTGCTGCGTCTGATCCTATTTGATCGTCTATATTAAATGTTTGGTCACCTCTCTCAATCAGGCAGGTGAGTCTTATTGGTTGATTATACACTTTATTTTGTGAAGCTTCACCATATAGATTAGTTTGTGTTGCTTCTAAATTTATTTGATAATAGTCAACCTCTTGTTGTATTACATTATTCAACAACTCCTTGTTCACATTGAGGAACATTGATATATCTCTTGAACTGCCAAATAATGCCATGTTATTTAATGTATATTGGTAATGGTACTTTTGATAACTGGTAGTTCATAGCTGTTGCAACTGCTTGCTCTTGCTCCATTTGTCCTTTTCTAGTTAGTGCCTCTAAGGTTTCTTTTAACTCCGCTAACAAGTTTGCTTTATCCTCTCTACCTTGTGTAATTAAGTCAGCACCATTTAATGTTACTTCTGCACCTGGTACTGGTACTGTATTGTATTTGTTTCTTATCAGTCCAAGTAACTCTTTACTTAGTGCTAATGCATAACTATATATCCAACTCTTACCAAGTGGTGATATATTATTATACACCAAGTAATTGTATGGTACATTTGAGATGTCTGATATGACACCACTACTGCCTTTGAGTGGATTTGATCTATCCTCAGTAACAATATACCTAAAGTGCAGTTTTACGTCATTGCCTGGTATTGGGAATATGCGTAATTTGTTGTTTCTTATTTCAAATGTGTATGCTGATTTTCTAATCTGATCATTCATTTCAATTGCTTGTATTCTCAACAAATCAGCATATATTGGCATTACCAAAAAGCTTACAGATGGTGAATAAGATCCCCAACCAAACGAATCTAATAATTGCTGTGTACCTGCTCCAGTACCAACGTATGGATCAAAGTATCTTGCAATAGCTGGGCTAAATTCATGGTATATTGATTTAATTTCAATGTGTTTACCACTTTCACTAACATTAGTCCACAAAGCATCTCAATCGTAATCTTGCACACCAGCTGTTAGCTGTATTGATCCTGTTTTCCAATCAATATTACCTCCACTTCCAGCCTCTGCTCCGTAGTTTTTTGCTAGATCAATTGTTCTACCTAAATTAGTTGAAATAACTCTGCCTGATAGATTTGATGATGTTGATGCTCCTTGTAAAGCCATCATGTAATCACGGACATTGTATACATTTACTTGGTGACTAAATTCCGTTACAGCTTCCTCCAAACATGCATAAAAATTTATGTCTTGCATTTCAACAGACATAATTGGATAGCCTAATTTATTTGCACACCATAATGCAACATTGTCCGCATCGTCAACAAATGATGGATCATTGTCATAAAATCCAAATGGTGTTGGTCTACTTCCAGTTGAGGGTACACTATAATATGATGCAGACATTGCTGCAAATGAGCAACTTCCTGGCCAGATAGGTATATTCATTCCTAATTATTTTGTATAAATATTACGTTCTATACTCATCATAGATTTTAATGATTGGTTCTACAATCTCATGTCTATGATTAGTTTTAAGCGTAACTACACTAAAACCTGGTACGTCTTTCAGATGCTTGCAAATAAAGTCAAATCCAGATGTTTTTCTGTCTTTCAAGTCAATTTGAGCTGTGTCACCACATAGAATCATTTTACTGCCTCTACATAAGCGACCAAGTACAAGTTCCATTTGGCGATCTGTTATATTTTGGGCTTCATCAACCACCACACAACAATTCGTTAAGTTACGACCTCTCATAAACCCAAGTGGTATAACCTCAATAGAGCCTTCTTGGATGTACTTATCAATCAACTCCTTCTTATATAATCTATACATATTATCGTAGATTGCTGCAGTATATGGTGCTAATTTTGCATCTTTATCACCAGGCAGGAAACCAATCTCTTCTCCCGATGTTACTGCTGGTCTAGTCAGTATAATTTTTTCAACTTCTTTTCGAAATAACATATCCAATGCAACATTTGCTGCTACCATACTTTTACCACTACCTGCGGATCCTCTCAGAACTGTAATTGTACTTGATAAAATTGTGGCCTTTGCTTGTTTCTGTTCTTCGTTTAATGATACTAAGAATTTAATTGGATTCTTTGGCTTCTTCTTTGGGAACTCTTTTTGCAACTCTTCCATATGACTTATTTTTATATAAATAGGTTGCTGGTTGATATTTATTGTAAAACAGAACCATGGAATCACACTCTCACCACTCAAAACTTGCAAATATGGTAAATACACCAAGTTTGACACAAAAACCATTTAACCATCACACACAATTTAATGGTATTAAGCAGAATGGCTTTCAAGCTGTTCAAAGTCCAGTTAGTAATGTTGTAAACCAAGTTAACATTGGCACTAAGTTGAAATAAACCTCTACCCTGTCAAAATAAAAAAGCCCCTCTTTGGAGGGGCTTTCTTTTTTATTGCCTATTGGTTATTACACCATGTTAAGATCAGCAACATACACCTTACCGTAGAATTCAGGACGAGTCACTACTTTAGCGTAGCGAGTCATCACTCCACGACGTGGCGTAAAGTTAGCCGGATCGTAAACAAGAGGAGTAAGCATCAACGGAATGTAAGGAGCATACACAGCACCAGTCTCAAGGAACTGATTACCACGGAATCCCATAAGGATTGTGTTCTCAGTCATGTAAGGGTTCTTGTATACAGTGTAGCGGCCAGTTAAAGCACCTACTTTTTGTACACCCATGTTGTATGTCATCTTAGTACCATCACCATCAGCAGCGTATCCTGGGATTGACTCAAGGATAGTAGCTACGTTAGGAGAACATACAAGGAAGTTAGCACCACCACGCAATGTCTTAGCATGAATTTGGTTACTTACTTTTTGTAATTTAGTACCAAGAGTTGCATACCAAGTACCTTGAATATAAGCGTTACCACTTACGTTTTGATCATTTGCAAATCCTGTACCGTTCCAGATCACGTTTGTTTTAGTTGACCAGTAGTCAGTTGTAGCAGCACTAGAAATCAACATATCCAAGATCTCAAGGTCAATTTCCATTGACACATACTCAGATAACATTGAAGTTAATTCAGCTTCTGCATCCACTGAGTGGTAAGCATTCAAGTCTTGAGCAAATTCTGGTGTCCAGCTTGCTTTCAACTTACGTGTCTTAGCAGTCAATGGAATTGAACGCATTTGCAATTCAATCTCAGGGATGTTAAGATCAGTATCAACGTTACGATTACCTGCACTTACTGGCTTAGCTTCGAAGTCACCACGATTATCGTTGGTAGGCTGTTTAACGTAGCTAACTTTAGTTAAAGTAAGGTTTCCGTTAGGAGTTGTGATTGCTGAACCAGTTACGATGAATGATGCAGTGTAAGTTGATGTTACTGTAGTAAATGCAGGCAACAATTGAGCACTTGTGATCAATGTTGCAGCAGAACCAGAGTATAAACCAAATGCACGTACAGCATTAAGATCTGCGTCAGTTGGTAGAGCAACAGTTACTTTTGTATACTGACCAAATGATGAAGTGTAAGCACCATCATAGTTTAAATCAGCATGCGTGATAGATGAGGTAGTTGCAGTTACTGTTGACCCAGTTACGGTGTTCAATGAATAACCAAAACGACCTGCACCATAAAGACCATCTGATGCTTCAGCGTTCACAGTGTTTGTTACACCTTGTAGTGTACCAACCTGAGATTGTGAAGTAGGTGCAAATCCAAACGGAGTTTTGTTTGTACCATACTTGTAATCTAGGTAGAATACTAGACCAGAAGGTAAGTTCATCGGCTGTACAGAAACGAATTCTTTAGCAGCGATCTGAGCAAATACACGTCGTACTAACGGTAATGCCACACCTGTCCACTGCTCAAATCCAGTTCCTGATGTTCCAGCTGTAGTAGCTGAACCTTCTTTTAAAAGTTGTTTTGCTTGGTTTTCGAGCATGGTAGCAACAGCAGCTTTGTACTGTGTTCCCAATCCCTCTAGAAGACCAGTCTTCGACCACTTGTTAATAAGTGGCTTGATTTCTTCGGCTCTATTGTAGCCTTCGATGTTTTCGAATAAGTTCATGTTTATTAAGATTTAATGATTCCTGCTAATGTTTTGAATCTGTTCATTTGTTCGTTACCTTCAGCGATTACTTTTGTCTTCTTTACAGGAGCAGAAGCAAAGTTTTCAACTACAGGTTTTTTGGTTTTGGTTGATCCAGTAAAGGACTCACTCAATGTTGCATAGATAAGTTTAGCTTCGCGGACGTTCTTTGCACGATCAAAAGTTTCGATAATCTTAACCTTTTGAGTCTCAGAAAGTCCATTCTTTCTAAACAGTTTGTTAACATACAATAACTTAGCGTTAAGAAGGTTTACTTCAGATAGTTTTTCGCGTAGGAATTTAACTGCGCTATAAGCTTCGTTAAGTTCTTCTTCCATCTTTTTCATTTTCTTCTTAGCCTCTACAACATCACCATGGCTACCTTTGGTAGCATCCATTGCTTGGTCGGGAGCTTTTTTGTAATCTTCATCACCAGCTGCTTCGTCCATTTCATCTTTCTTGCCATCTTCATCTTCACCCTCTCTAAGAGCTTGGATTAATTCATCAAGATTGATTTCTTCGTCCATGGGTTCTTCTTCAGTCTCTTCAGCTTCTGAAGTCATCGACTCTTCTTTGTCCATTTCAGTTTCGCTAGACTCTTCTTCTAGTTGACGTAGGATTTCCTCAAGATCATCATCTGATTCATCGGAGTAGTCTTCTTCACCACCACCCATATCATCAGAAAAATCATCTTCACCGCCCATTTCGTCTTCACCGCCCATATCACCACCAAATGATTCTTCACCACCTTCTTCTCCGCCCATGTCCATATCCATGTCCATGTCTTCGTCTCCAGTCATGTCTTCTTCACCTTTTTCTGATAGGCCAGCAAGTTCTTTCATTCTCATGCCTTCGTCATCCATTGAAGTGTCAGCCTTCGGCTCCTCTTCTTCCATTTCTTCCTTAATTTTGTTGGAAAGCATGGATTGTAGCTTTGGAGCGAACGCCTCTTCAAGAGCTAACTTAGCCTGAGCAAGTGCTGTTTCACGCACAGCTTTTGCATCCGCAATAGCGTCTTTCAATAATTTGTTCATAATTGTTTTATTGGATTTCTGCGACTATTTGAGTCACAATAGCTTAATGTAAAAAAACACTATATTAGTGGATAGTGTATTCGTCTATAAATATAGACGTTTAATAAAAAACACATAACTATTAAATAAAATTACAATATATCTTCAAAATTAACGAGAATTGTTTGCTCGTCTGGCAACTTAATCGTCAATCCGTACCGTGATACTGCTACAACAGTACCTTTGTTATCACGAAATTTTACATCGTTATACTTTCTAACTCTGGATACATCAAACACAACGTCTAGTGG